GGGATATACAATCTCGGTTCATCAGTTAATGCGGTTGCTAAAATAAAACTAGCTCGTAAAATTATGGATACTTTTGAACTCACTCATGGGATCCAGATCACCACCAAGGCTCTTGTTGGCTCTGACGATAAGGAAACTGTTGGATCTGCTCGCATAGCAAAAATTAAGGATGAAGACACAGCAGAATTCCAAAGTAGATTTAAATCTGAGACTATCAGGTCTGTTTTGATTTTTGAAAAAATCGAGGAGGTTGCATCGAGGCTGCTTAACATGAAAAAATCTGGTGAGAAGAGTATCGCTAGCGTCCGGATCGGAGAATATAATTCAAATTTTTTGATGGATGATTCTGTCGTTAGTAGGAGGTACATTGAGTACGGTTCACTATCCTCAAACTGTAAAGCTATATCCTATGGTACAGATGTAACATCCGGCTTTAATGGTATCGTAGCACTAGCCCAGCATGGTATTACAGAAGTGAATTGTCTTCTATTCCAACTAACTCTTAGGCGCCATCTTGATTCTATCTACAATTTCGGTAAAAATGAATCTCGAGATATTGAGAAAATATTTGGTTGTAAGAGAGAATTTTGCCCAGTGGAATTAGGAGGTTTCCCAATAATGACAATCTCTGAAATGATAACAGGTCTCAAACACAATGCAATATCTCGAGTTCTGGATAATGGTAGAGAGAAATCAGTTAAGTCCATGCTGAGGCTGTTGTCCCCTAAGAATTCATTGATGGTAGATGCAGAGCTTGATGACTATTCCCAAGAAGAATTGTCTTCATCGATAGGTCTCAATTACATGGTTAGATTGAATTCTAAAGTTGGTAATATCACAAGGCACTTTGAGGAGACATATGGATCAAATCCTATAGTAATAAAAGAAAAGATACTTAATGAGCCTTGGCTTCCTTTCATTGATCCTATTGATGCTGATGATTTTTTACTTAAAATGGGTAATAGAGTATTTTCATTCCAATCAAAAGTCGCATTTTCGTACGAAAACGATATTTCAAACATGATCAGAATGGCTAGAATGTCTTCTTCAAAGGTTTGTTACATTGGGCCTCACCTAGAAAAGTCTAAAATTAAACCTGAGATGTTGAAATCATTCATGGAGACAGTTAAAGAATATGCAGACGAATCGGTAGATTCCAAGTACATGGACGAAATCACTATCTCTAGAATTGAAATAAACAGATTGCTCAGTTCAAATGACTCATTCAGCCTACTTCATGAGTACTCGTCTAGCC